GGATATGGCTCTCACGGCTGACAGGAATTATATGTGCATAAACCCGGCTCCCCGGATCAAGGGGACTGCGGGCGGAGCAGATACGCTCTACAAGGGCGGTATCATGGCAATAGGTACGGACGGATATATCGCCGTCCCTGCCGCTTCTGCTGGCGTCGTGCCGATTGGCCTTTGCGTCAAGCAGGTAGTAGCCGCTGGCGCTCATGCCGAGGATGTTGACATTGAGGTGGGTGTCCTGGCCGTCGAAAAGAAAAGCCAGCAGACGACCACAGTAGTCCCCGGCGACGGCGGGACGCTGAACGTCAACTATACGAATAAGTATTTCCAGATTTTCGACGACACAACCGCATACTGCGTGTGGGTAGAGGTTGGATCAGGCGGAACCGACCCGACCATCCTGGCCCCTGCTCTCGGCGTATCGGAAAAAGTGACCATCGGAACCGGGGACAACGCTGGAACCGTGGGCGGAAAGATCGCGGCGGTCATCAACGCCATCGGCGGAGCCGGAGTAGTTTTCGGCGCGACCGGGACGACGACCGTGACCATCGTGAACGTTCACAGGGGAGCGAATACCGCTTCTGCTGCCGGAAACATGACCTGCGTGACCGTGGCTACAACCGTAAGCGGCACAGTGAAACAGGCCGATGTTGGCGTTCTTTTCTACGCAATCGCCGACGATGGCGTGGTGCTGACTGCTGCCAAGGGTAGCGCAAACGTCGCCTTCGGGCTTTGTGTGGGGCTTGTGGGTTCCAACAATGAACTCTGGATCGACACCAGGAAAAAGGCCCTGGGATAAAGGAGAAATCAAATGGCTCTGACTGCTGATAGAGAATATGAGTGCGTACCCGGATCGACCGCTGTTGTCGAGGGTACGGCGGGAGCTGCGGACATTCTGTACAAGGGTTCGCTGCTCAAATTCCACACGGACGGATATACCAACGTCGCCGATGGCGTTGCCGCATCCGTGAACATGGGAATCTGCAAGAAGAAAGTGACCGCACTCGGTTCCCATGCCGAGAATGTCGAGATCGAGACGGGCCAGATATGGATTCCCCATACCGGTGCGGCGCAGACGGATGTCGGGACGCTCTGCTACTGCGTGGATGACCAGGATATCGACCATACCGCGCATAATACCACCGATAAGGCTCTCGGGCTTGTCATCCAGTTCAAGACGGGCTACCTGCTGGTAGACACCAACATCAAGTCGCTCTGATAACAGGATTTGAACGTCGTGAGACATACAGACCTGCGCTTTATATTGCCGAGAGGCAAACGGAAATGATCGCCGGGAGGCGACCAGAAAGGAGCATAAAATGATCATAGATACTGTATTCCTTGAGAAACTTCTCAAGACCAATTTCGAGGACGCCTATGAGCAGTTTCAGGGCAACGTCTATTCGAAAGTTCTCGACGTACTGACCACGCAGGTGCCGTCCACCTCCGCGTCTGAGAAGTATGGCTGGCTCGGCGCGTTCCCCTCTGTGCGCGAGTGGATCGGCGACAAGCAGGCCGGGACGATGGAAGATTACAACTACACCATCCCGAACAAGGACTGGGAGATGACCATCGACATCGACCGCAACGAGCTGGACGACGACCAGATGGGCCGCATCCTCCCGCGCTTGCAGATGATGGCGCAGAAGATGAAGTCCTGGAAGGGTAAGCTAGTGTCCTCCTTCCTCGTCGCCGGAACCACGGGCCTCGCCTATGACGGTTCCGCGTTCTTCGCCAATCGCACGGCCCCGAACGACAACCTCCTCGGCGGAAATGGCGGGGACACACTCGCCCACATCAAGACCGACATCCAGGCTGCCCGCGCCGCGATGCAGGAGTTCACGGACGACAAGGGCGAGCCCCTCGGCCTCGAACTCGATACCATCGTCTGCCCATCCGGGCTTGAGGCGCTCATGCTCGAAGCCTGTACGTCGCAGATGGGCGTCGCCGGGGACAACATCAAGAACCCGATCCAGACGTGGATCAAGAACGTCATCACGCTTCCCGGCCTCAACGACCAGACGGACTGGTACGGGTTCTGCTCGGCCTACGCGCTGAAACCCTTCATCTTCCAGAATCGCAAGGACGCCGAACTCGTCCTCGACGACACCCAGGCCAAGAGGAACCGCAAGCTCATCTACTCTGCCGAGTGCAGGGGAAACGCGGGCTACGGCTTCTATCAGATGGCCGTCAAGATGGTCAACAGCTAGGAAACACACGGGAGGGGCGAAAGCTCCTCCCCATCCTGGAGGGGAAATGGAAAAGGTATTTGTACGGTACATCGGCGGAAAGGAAAACAAGGTCGGATTCGTCGCCGAGTATACCAAGAAGATCGCGGACATCCTCGTGAAGCGCGGGCAGGTGGAAATAATCACCGATCCGTATACGCAAAAAAGGGTATCCGAGGATATCGCGGTAGTAAAGGAATCGGCAGTCCACAAGAGAAAGAAGCACAGCGAGGCGGAATAAATGCCATATAGCACATATACAGACGTCCAGAGCCAGATGCGAAGGGTGGAGTTTACCACCACATCAGTCCCCACGATTTCGGACGTGACGGCGTATATCGTGCTGGTAGATGCGGACATTGACGCGAAACTCTCAAGCGTCGGGCTTACTGTACCTGTAACCGATTCCGCTAAGTTGCCGATCATCAAGCAGATTTCCGTCAACGGCACGGCGGCGATGATATGCCGATCCTTGCAGATGGAAGTTGAAGAAACCGATATGCGGCAGAAGCTATATGACAACGCGCTCAAGGGAATCATGGCCAATCCGGCGATTATCGCAACATCAAGCGGATCGGGGCCAAAAGGCTCCGCGTCAACCTTGTCTGAAAGAGTGTTCATACGGGACGAACGGCAATGGTAGAGATAAGCATCCAGACAATCGGGACAGAGAATTTCGTTCGCGGATTCAATCGCTACGTCGAGGAGATACAGGACTTTTCCGAGGTCTATGAAGAACTGTACATGGATTTTACATCGCTGGAAATGCACCAGTTCGACACGCAGGGATCGCGGGGCGGGCAAGGCTGGCAGGCGCTTTCACCGAACTACGCAAGGTGGAAAGCTCGGCACCATCCCGGGAAACCGATCCTCGTACTCTCGGGACAGATGCGGGCGGCCTTGACAGAGCCAGGATCAAGAGGAGCTGAAAAGACAATCCGGGGGCGCGAGAAATACGCTAGATTCGGCGTCAAGGAATCAGGGAACATTGGCAAGATAGCATCGTTCCATCAATTCGGGACGCGCAGAATGCCCGTGCGAAAAGTGATTGACCTAACAGAACAGGATAAGAACCGATGGGCTAAGTCGATCCAGTCCTGGGCATACGCGAAGCTGAACAAGGCAATAGGGGCATGAAATGATGATAGAGCAAGTACTGAATGACGCGAAGCACTACATTATCTCACAATTTGAGGCAACCCGCGCCGCGCTTGAGACGGAAGTTGGCCTGTTGCCCTCGCCCATCCTCATGCCGAGCGATTCAGAGTACCCCGTTGCTACCACGATTCCCAGCTATCAAAGCATTGCAACGTATGACCTGCTTTCTCCCGCGCTTCCGTCCATTGAAATACTCCCTTCGGAGACGGACGTTGAATACGCCGATGGTCAAATGCTCGACGAGGGGACTGAAAACAACTATATCACCATTCGCGTAACCGCCTCGGGCGCATCGGTGCAGACAACTTCGATCACCCTGCTTCGATACCGGGAAATCCTGAAAAGGATCGTGAAGGCTGATCCCACTTTCGGCGGGACGTTCTACCGGGTACGACTCGGGAGGGCTAACTGGATGCCGATGAAAGCTACGCAAGAGGCGAAGAAGTTCGCTCAGGAAATGTATCAGGACTTGATTATCTGGACGCAGTACTGATTTTCAGAAATTGACCGTCGTGAGACGGACAGAAGGAGGGCATTATGCCCATGAAATTAGGTGTTAAATACACACTGGGCAAGGAAAGCGGAGCGACTCCGGGAACGGCTGTCAACCGCACTATTGCCCTCTCCATCCGTGACATCGGTTCCCTCGACAGGGAGATCAACAAGATCGAAGACCCGGTAATCGCGGGTCAGGGTATGTCCGCTGGCGAGTTCGCCGCGTCCGCCGATGTGAAAGGCTCGATCCCCCTGTCGCCCCGCGCTGGCCCCGGCTTCGGCTCCATCCTCAAGGGAGTTTTCGGCACGGAAGCGACTCCGGTGCAGGTAATCGGTGCAATCGCCATGCGGTACATCGGAGCCTCGGCATCGTGCAAAGTAGTCACTGACGTTTCTGCCAAGACGATCACCTGCTCCAAGGGCGTCCTTGGCGCGGAAACAGCAGATACCGACTTCGGGACTGCTGGAGTCCTCACCCTCACCTCGGCAAGCGTGGACACGATGACGGAACTCGTCGCCGTGATAAACGGCTACACCGCAAAATACGAGGCCGTCCTGCTTACCGGAGACGGAGCCGCAACGATTACCTCGGTAATGACCGTGACCGCCGCGCAGGGCAAGGGGAAATGGGTATACCTGTTCCTCACCGGAACCTCGGGAGCCTATGTCCACCCCTTCACGCTCGACCTCACCGCAGGCTCAGAGCTTCCCACGTGGTCGATACAGCGCGACGGATTCCAGGACAACTACCTCTACGATGGCTGTGTGGTCAACACCCTCTCAATGTCCGGCGCTCTCAAGGGCGCGGTTGAAGCTGAGTGCGAAATCCTCGGCATGAAGGAAACCATAGGGCAGTCCGCGTCCACGGTGGTACTCTCGGGTGCAAAGCCCCTCATATTCGGCGGCGGCAAGACTTCGATCAACGGCACGACGTACAACTTCACACGCAAATTCAGCCTCAAGATCGACCGGGGCGGAAACGCAGACGGATACGGGCAGTCCACGCTCGACCGCGCCTATCACCAGAAGGGCGTTGCCAAGGTCGAAGCATCCGCCAGCTTGCGGCTCGACGCGGTGTCCATCCTTGAGCGCCCGAAGGTCGAGGCGGGACTCGCCGCGCCCTTCCAGGTCGTAATGATCGGCTCGGAAGCAAAGAAAGTGGGAACGTCCAGCGTCGCCGAGATGCTCATCGTATCAATGGCCGCTTCCGAAGTGTCCAGCTTCAAAGACGCCGCTAACGGCGATCAGATAGATGTTGACATCGGATTCAAAGCCTACAACCCCGCCGGGACGTATGACTACGACGCCCCCGTGTCGGCGTGGCTCATCACTGCCGATTCCGCCGCGTACTAAGGAGCGAGAATGTCCGAGAAAAAGATCAAGGAAGAAAGGAAAGAGGCCCCCGCCATCAACTGGCGGGTGGCCGCTGACCGCAACGTCTACGGGGAGCGCGTGGAACTGAAAACACTTCCTGGCTATTGGGTTCAGCCCCGAAGGTACTCCAAGCAGGGCGAGGCCGAGATTACCGCTGTCGCCGCACGAAGCCAGATGAAGAAAGCGAACGTCCGCAGGGCGATCCTTTCCGAGCAAGACACATCGGCGATGAGCGAGGCCGACAAGATGGGCGGAATGTCCGCCGAGATGAAGGATAAAGTCCTCGACGCCGTAATGGGATCGATGACCGCCGAGGAAATCTCAGGGCTTGAAACGCAGATTGTCGAGATTGCCTACGGCGTGAACCTGCACAATTTCAACGGCGCAGAAGAAGCGGCGACCCCTGCATGGGCGAGAAGCCTTGTGGAGTACAAGGATATTTTCGACGAAATCCTGTCGCTTGTGGAGGCGAAAAACCTCCCTTTGTGAGTGGTGACGTATCCGTAATC